CTCGTTAATCGACAGCGCTGACAGATCTGCTGTGCCTTCGTCCATCTGCTGTGCGAAGATCCTACCGCTTTCCTTAGTCTTTGCATTACCGGAAAGCCTGTTTGACCACTCTTCTATCTTGCCCAGAGCATTTACGATCCAATCAAGTGCCGGCTGGATCTCATCCAGGATTGCGGCACCCAGGTTCTTCTTAATGTTCTCCAGCTGTGTAGCAATGGTTTCAAGCTTACCGGAGTCTGTAGCCTTCACAGCTGCGGCTACTCCCTGGTAGGCGTTCTCAACCTTGCCCAGCACAATGTCCTGAGCCTCCAGCTCCCTGTTGGCATCCATGAGGGATTTAATCAGATCTTTTTCTTCATCAGTGAAATTGATTCCGGCAGAGCGCAGAGCTCTCAGTCCCGTTTCAGGATCCGACAGGGCACGGCTCATCATACTGGCTGCGTTAGGCACGTCTGTGCCCATTGCTTCGGCCAGATCTATTGAAATATCCAGCGCACGCTTGAAGCCTTCGTTTGACAGCTTCTCTGTAGCTGCCAAAAGCTGAGCGGCACTGAGGACGCTTTCCTGTTCAAAATAGGTGGTCTTCTCTACAGCTGCAGCATAGTCCATGATCTGCTCTGCGCTGTAGCCTGTAGTCTTGCCTACGTTCTCCCATACGGCGGCCATACGCGTTGTTACACGCTCTGACTCTGCATAGACCTTTACGCACTCTTTAGCCGCAGAAACAGCGGCTGTTACAGCTACAGTCAGGCCGGCAACAGCTGTAGCACCACTCAGAGCAGCCAGGGAAAACCCGTCTACTCCCGCTGTTGCCTGTTTACTGGCTGAGCCTGTTTCTTTTGCTTTATTGTTTAGGCTGGCAACCTTCTTCTCCAGCTCTTCTATCCGTTTTTGTGCGTCCGCGGTCTGCGCGGTAAATTTCATGTTTACTGAAGATTCTGCCATTGCCTTCTCCTACAGGACGGTCCGCGGATGATACTTGGCATCAACTATCATCAGAGCTTCCATAAGCTCCACGTATGGAGCTGGATTAACTCCCCACGGACCAAGCGGCCAGCCAAGACGCTGGAAGCGCCTGAACGCTATCACGTCTTCCATAGCCTCCTGATTTTTGAAAATGCCAGGGATCTCCCAGACGTTGATCCACTGGCCTGTTTTCAGCTCTACTTCCCTGTCGGCATCCCCGGAGGGCTCATACTCCGGCGTGTAGCCTTCGTTGACAAGTGCCAACAGGGTGCAAGCTAGTTTTTTCGCTGCGCCTCGACACGCATAGCTTTTACAATGTCAAAGGTTACTACTGTTACCAGGTTAAAAGTGCCAGGCAGAGAAACTACTTCCTCTGCCGTAACACCCTTTTCCCATCCTTCAACATCAGCAGATTTGACGCTGGTAACAAACTTTTTGAACACGTCTGTGTTCTTCCATTTGTCAGTCAGGACTGTCTCTGCTTCTGTAGCATCTGCGATACGATAGGTAACCTCAACCAAGGCCTCCGCGAAAGAATACTGTTTAGTCTCTTCCTTCTTGAATGAAATCATTTGCTACCCTCTTATGCTGCTGCGCTCAGTGCACCTGTGCCCTGGAAGTTGAAGCTAATTGTGATCTTGTCGGAGTGTGAAGCTCCGATTGAAGCGTTGCTGATCCAGGCTGTGCCGGTAAGGCTCAGAGAAGCTGAAACCTTGAATACCAGTGTTACGCTTGTTGAAGCGTTTGCGCTGATCAGGTTGTCAACAATGCTCTTCTGCTGAGCGTCTGCATAGTCAAAAGTACCGGAGAGAGATCCGCTCCAGCCCTTTGCTGTGCCGATAAACTGCTTCCACTGATCGCCAAGAGCGGATGTTTCTGCAGTTCCTGCTTCAATGCTGAGAGAGAAATTGTCAATGTAGCCAATTTTGGTGCTGCTCAGCTTTACTTCGCCGTCTTTTCCTGCCAATACTGCCATACGTGGCCTCCCTTAAAATGTGACCACTTTACTGGCCACGTCTGAATTTTCATAGCCGCTCAAGCTGGCTATTGCTTTAATAGTTGCTGCACTGGAGACGTAAATCGGATTATCGTACTCGTTTTCGTCCTCGTCCGGGGTGTCTCCGTTGGTTGTGTAGTAGATAGTTGCGCCTGTCACGGATGCAATAGAAATCTTCTTATAGGTGTCCATGTAAGGCTCAACCAGGATTACCGGTGGCGCCATTTTCTTTGTGAAGCCTCCGTTTCCCTGGAAGTTAAAGGAAATCGAGATTTTGTCTGAATGAGATCCGCCAACGGTTGCGTTTGAAATCTCAGCTGTGCAAACCAGCACAAGGCCCAGGCTTGTCTTGAACTCAAGATTGACTGTGCCACCGTTTCCGATCAGGTCATCAACGATTGCCTTCTGGCCGTCTGTATCGCCATAGTCGAAGGTGCCGGAAAAGGATCCTGAAAAACCCTTCCCGGTTCCGATATAGCTTCTCCACTGGTCTTCAAACTCAGACACTTCTGCAGTGCCCTGTTCAATAGACAGACTGTAGTTGTCTATGTATCCGATCTTATTGGATCCAAGCTTTACGTATCCGTCTTTTCCTGCAAGTACGCTCATGTCTACCTCCCTCAGCCTTCCAGATACTGCTTTTTGTTACCCGGAGTGTTTTCTGTGAGCTTGCCGCCACAGAACGGGCACTTGTCTACTGAAGTAAGGATCAGTTTCCCGCACTTCATGCAGCGCTTCACGTTTGTTGTCGGCATCTTCTGTTCTTTAGCTGCCATAAACATATCCTCCAACATCCACCTCGCAGGTGAACTTCAATCCAGCTGTATAAATGTCTCCGGTACAGCCGGGACGGATCTGTGCACCGTCCAGCACTTGCAGACAGGATCCGCCCAGGGTCCAGTCAGCACGGATTGCATTTTCAAGAATGTCCTGCCAAATACGCCCCGTCTTCTCCAGTGTTGCAGGATCCCCGGATGTGATTCCTACGTACACAAGCACATCATAGCGCCCGGTGTACGCTCCTGTAATAGTTCTGCCATCTATGAGAAGGACACAGCCAGGATAGTGAGTAAGCCCGGAAATAATCCCGGTGTAACCATCCTGCCAAAGCACTATGTCTTCAATCTCATTGGCGGCGGCCTGCTCTGTGAAGTAAGCCTGCAGATAATTCTTGAGGCTGGTAAGGAACTCTTCCTCTTTATTTCTCATTGCCATTACTTCCGTGCTCCATTAAGGGCCCACTGCAGGCCTGTTTCTATGTTTCTTTCAACGTCCTTCTGTACCTTGTCCCCAGCTGTGAACGCCCGGAAGGCAGGACGCATGAACTCATGTCCAAATTGTTTGTACGCAGGCTTTGCCCAACGGCCGTGGAAGTTCAGGTTTCCCGGAACCCCAACACCGGGACGGACTGAGTAATAGATCTCATCCGTAGAGCTTCTGCGTTTCTTCCGGGAAGGAACGAAAGGACCCAGGGTGTCGAATGTCTCACCTGTTTCAACCTTTATCCTCTGCCCGGAAATCCAATAGGTTCTGACATACTCTGCAAACTCGTTAGCATCATGGTTAAGTGTGTAGCTTATCCACTTAGGCAGGTAGTCAACACTTATCCCCATGCCTCTTGCCATAGCAGAGAGTCTTTCAATGGATGCGTTGTCTACAGCTACTACCGTGTTCACAGGACCAGTCCCCTCTTGTACTTACTCAGGGCAGTCTTTGCAGCTACCGGAATGAGATTCTGATCCAGCTGTTCTGTGCCGCCCTCTGTGGTGCGGTTGATAACCGAGACCTGTTTAGAGCTCTGCAGTTTTGCCAACTGCTGCACCGTCATTGCAACGGCGTTCTTGAAGAGCTCCGTTTCAGTAAAGCCACAGGAGTAGACAACTTTGAGGTTGCCTACTCCCATAGCGGTTTCTTTGAGAATTACAAGCTTTGAGCCTCTGCCCTCAAGACGATAGTTCGCGTTTTCTAAGGTTGTTCCGTCCACCTGGACAGAGGTAATGCTAGACACTGGCCCGTAGCTGAGCATGTAGGCCCTGAATCCGCCATTGAAATACTCGGTTGCAGTCCCGCTGTCTATGCCGCACTCCGCCAGGCAGGCTTCCTCTGCTGCATCAAGAAGAGACTGGTAGTAGGTATCCAGTGAGGCCGGGAAAGAGAGCTGTCCCCTCAACTTCAGTTCTGCCAATGTCATTGTACTCATTACTTTTTATTCCTCCGGCTCTGTGTATTCGACTTCCTGCGAAGCAGTGTCGGAATCTACATAGCCTTTCAGCTTTGCGTAAGCATTGACGGTTACTGTCTCAGTGATTGCTACAGCTGCCGTGTACTTACTCCAGGAGCCGCTTGAGCCAAACCTGTAATAGAGATCAGCTTCTATCTCTGCGTCTCCGCCTTCAATAGTGAAGCTGTTGTCTCCTGCCGTTATGGTCGGTGCGGTGAGCTTCTCCACCGTAACGGCCTTTGTGGTTACTGCTCCCTTGGAGGTTCCCACAAAGGACGCTACCTTGAAGGTGGTGGTTCCTGCAGTATTCAGGGTGACACCAGCTGTGGGCCACTCACTGTCTGTACTTATAGGATCCACACCGGTTGTTGTATAACGCATCTTGGCACCTATGGCGCTCTCGTTATTAACAGCCGTCACCTTCTTACCGCCCGTAACGTCAGCCACTGTTACGGTCGGAGCGGCACTCAAAAATCCGTCTTAAGGGCAACAAATGCGTCCAGAAGAGCGGGCTTTCCGTCTACTCTCAGATCTGCGACCATACCTACCTGGCGGTTAGCAGCATACAGTTCGTTAAGGATGTTGACCTCAACGTCCTGTCTGATTGCTACGTGGTAGTAGGAAAGGTTTGCAGCAAGGACAGGGATGTTGCCATCTGTGCCCATTGCATCCATCTGTGAGCAGATAACTACAGGCATACCCCAGATGCTGTTAAGCGGCTGGTTCTGATCAAAGATGTACTTTCCGTCATCCTTGAATTCATGGATGTAGTCAGCTGTGCCCTGAGCCATGATAACCACAGCACCGTTTCTGTACTCGCCAAGCTTGGCAAGAGCAGCTTTAAGGTTTGCCCATGTGAAGGCACCCAGAGCTGTTGTGTCAGTAACAATGTGCGGAGTGTCAGACTCGGCCGCAAGAGCCGTGAGAATACCGGTGATATGGCTGTATGTTGAACCAGTACCGGCAAGGATCTCAGCGTCCATCTTCTTAGCAAATGCCTTGCCAAGAGCGTTGATAACCCAGTCAATGAAGTTGACTGCAGGATCGTTTACAACTTCCTTAGACAGCTTAACAAGAGCTGCAAGGTTGTAAGCGCCCAGTGTTACGGGGCTGAGAGCAGGTGTTGTCTCTGTGACAGATCCAGCTTCAGCAACGTAAGCAACGGAGGCCTCTGTGCCCTCAACAGCAAATGTGTAAGTGCCAGAAACATTGTGTCTTGTGACTCTGCCAAAGATACGGCCGTAGTCATTGAGCTTTTCAACGATACCTGTTGCAATCTCTGCAGGAATCAGGCTTGTGTAGGTTCCGCCAACAGCGATAGCCTCGACAACTCTCTTTGCCCAGTCTCTGGACTCTTTGTTGTACTTCTGATTCTTTTCTTCGACCTCAACGGGCTTCTTTCCGGCCTTCTTGAGCTCTTCGGCTTCAATGGCGGCAATCTGTTCGTTGAGCTGGTTCAGCTGTTCCATGAAGTTTTTGTAAACTGCCACGTCTTTGTCATCAGCTGTTTCCATGAACTTTGCGAAAGACTCTTCAACCTTCTTGTTGAGCATTTCGCGCTGTTTGATAAGCATGTCTTTCATAGTCTTATCTCCTTCTCAAGTATTTTGAA